GGATAAGACAATAAAGCCTCTTAAAATGGAAATTCCGTGCAAATAACTTGCAAAAGGGTAAGCAACGTTTTAAGGAGGCAAACAGGGGAAAGGATAAAGCCCGGAACGAAAGAAAAAAGGCAAAGGAGCCGATAAGGAACCAAGCCAAAGGACGAAAAGTCGTAAAAGGCAGATTTTGACCCCTGTTTGACATTAAAAGAGGTTAGACGATGAAAAAGAGAAAGAAGCCATTAGGATACAACAAACGTTCCGAGGAACAACGAATTTATGACATTCGGTTTTGTGCCGATTTATTTTTGCGTGGTTATTCGTACCGGGAAATTGCGGACGCATTGAACCGGGATTTGTCCGCCCGTGGAATGGGTTATACAATAACATTTCAAATGGTTTATTACGATTTGCAACAATGCCTTATCGAATGGAAGCGGGAACGGTTGGATACAATCGACGAATATGTTACACAGGAATTGCGCAAGTTGGATAAAATGGAGCAACAAGCGTGGGAGGCGTGGGAGGTATCCAAAACCGGAAAGCAGCGCACCAAAGAGAAAACCAACCGGGGGCGTCCTATCAAAACGGATGCGACCGACGGCGACCCGGAATATTACGGGTATGACGAAACGACCGTTGAAACGTCGGCGGGCAATCCCCGGTTTTTGGATTTGCTTTTGAACATTCAGCAACGCAGGGCAAAGATGTTAGGGTTTGACGCCCCGGTTAAAATTGAGATACCCGGATATAACGCCACGACCGACGACGACAAACCAAAGTACGACGTTAAGGCAATCCCGGACGATATGT